GGGGGTTTTGTTGCAACCTATAGGGGTTTTGACGTTGTGGCGTAAGATAAAAGTTAATGGGAGGTATATCTAAATAAACTTTAGAATCATTCTAAACTAAAATGGACGATTTAGAACTTAAAACAATTATTATGATCTTGAGAGATAAGCAAACCAATAAACCGGTTGTGATAACTCATTTTACTGGATTCGAAACAGACGAAGAAGCTGAAAACTTTAGCAAAACATTGAAAGAAAAATACATCAATGATATTCCTTTGGACGACGAAACCGACCCAACTTTGCATTAGGGGGGTTTTGTTTTTTTTATGAAAGAAATCGTAATACCTTATTCACCAAGAAAGCTGCAAAATTTTTTACATCAAAAATGCCAAAAGCACCGGTTCAATGTAATCATCGTTCATCGAAGAGGCGGCAAAACTGTATTTTCAATTAACCATTTAATTAAAGCTGCTCTAACCAATAAAAAACCATACCCAAGATACGCCTTTATTTCGCCATATAGGTTGCAAGGCAAAAGCACAGCTTGGGATTATTTAAAACAATTTTCGGCGGCTATACCTGGAGTTAAATTTAACGAATCAGAGTTAAGGGTTGATTTCAGCGTAAACAATTCAAGAATACAAATTATAGGGGCAGAAAATAGCAACGCAATTAGAGGCCAATATTTCGACGGAATTATTGTTGACGAAACACAGAACATAGCACCGGATTTATTTGATACCATTTTAAGACCTTGCCTGTCCGACAGAAACGGATTTGCAATTTTTATTGGAACGCCAAAAGGCCGAAATTACTTTTATCAGCTTCACCAACTTGCCAAACAAACAAAGGATTGGTTCACTTGTGTTTTTAAAGCTAGTGAAACAGATATTATTGACAAGAAAGAATTACAGGCAGCAAGAGCAATTATGTCGGAAGAGGCCTATGCTCAAGAAATGGAGTGTAGCTTTCAAGCAGGAATATCAGGTTCTTACTACGGCGGAATAATGGAAAACCTTGATAAAAATGGCAGATTTAAAAATTTTGAAATAGATGATTCGGCAGAAACCGAAACATGGTGGGATTTAGGAATGAACGACAGCACAATTATAACCTTTGTTCAAAGAACCAAAAACGAAATTAAAGTTATTGATTGTTATGAAAATTCTGGCGAAGGGTTAGAACATTACTTGAATATTGTAGATAGTAAGCCATATACTTATTCAAAACATATAGCTCCGCATGATATAAGGGTAAGGGAGTTAGGCACTAATAAATCTAGGTGGGAGACAGCAAAGGAACTGGGGATAGAATTTGATATAGCTCCCAAGTTGAGTGTAGAGGACGGCATAGAACAAGTTAGACAATTATTACCAAAATGCTGGTTTCATAGACAAAACTGTAATAAACTGATAGAAGCGTTAAAGTCTTATTGTAAAAGATGGGATGAAAAAAATAATTGCTTCAGAAATAGACCCTTACATAATTGGGCATCGCACTTTGCTGATAGCTTTCGTTATGGATGTATTGTAGAACCTATTGAAAGATCAAATTGGAAAAAGCCCATAGTGGTTAATACAAATTATATAATTTAGATGGCAAAAAAAATCATAATAACAGAACCAGATTTAAGACAAGTAATATCAAAACAAATAAATAATGCTCTTGGATATATCGGCGGCGAACTTTCTTCCGCAAGGAGAAAGTCTATCGAATATTACATGGGAGATAAACTTGGAACAGAGATAGATGGCCGTTCACAAGTCGTATCAACCGACGTAGCCGATACTGTCGAAAGTATGCTTCCTAATTTATTAAGAGTTTTTACAGCATCAGATAAAGTTGTAACTTGCGAACCGGTTACTGCCGAAGATGTACCGATGGCAGATCAAGCAACGGCATATTTAAATCATGTGTTTTACAAAGAGAATAATGGTTTTAAATTATTATATAATTTTTTTAAAGATGCCCTAATTGAAAAAAATGGTTTTTTAAAAGTTTATTATGACGAAAGCCAAAAATTAGAACATGAAACTTATAAAAATTTAACAAGCCAAGAATATGACGCATTATTAGAAACTGATGACGAAATAGAAATTATAGAAAAGGAAGAAATAGAAGATACTAAATTAAAAGAACAAAACGAATTAATTTTAGAACAAGCCGAACAAACAATAACTGACCCTGCACAATTAGAAATAATTAAATCACAACTACCAAAACCTATTTTATGTAATGTAAAATTAAAAAGAATTTCACAAAACGGAAGTATTAAAGTTGAGTCAGTAACACCTGATGAATTTTTGATTTCAAGAAATGCAACAACAATAGAAGATGCTGATTTTATTGCACACAGAGTTCACATGACTAGAAGTGATATTATCCAAATGGGATTTAGTCCAGAGCAAGTAATGGAACTACCAAAAGCAGAACAAGACGTTTTTAATACAGAAGAAATGGTTAGAACAAGAGACATTGATAGCTACCCAATTAATGTAGCTAGTGATCGTTCTACGGAAAAAGTTGAAATTTACGAATGTTATATTCGTTACGATTATGACAAAGACGGCATAGCAGAATTAAGAAAAATTATTTCTGCAGGTGCTGACGGTTCACATATTTTAGAAAACATGCCTTGTGATAGTATGCCTTTTGTTTCAGTTACACCTATTCCAATGCCACATAGATTCTATGGTCGTTCAGTTTCAGAATTAGTTGAAGATATTCAATTAATGAAATCAACTGTTATGAGACAACTTTTAGATAATATGTATCTAACAAATAATAACAGAGTAGCAATAATGGACGGTATGGTTAATATGGATGATTTATTAACAACAAGACCTGGTGGAGTTGTAAGAACTAAACAACCTCCTAACCAAGTTATGCAGCCATTACAATCACAACCAATTTCACAACAAGCATTTCCATTATTAGAATATTTAGATTCAGTTAGAGAAAGCAGAACCGGAGTATCAAAACAAATTCAAGGCCTTGACCCTGACACTTTAAATGCAAAAACCGCAACCGGCGTAAATGCTTTAATGACACAAACACAAATGCGTTCCGAATTAGTTGCAAGAATTTTTGCCGAAACAGGTGTTAAAGATTTATTTACAAAAATGTTTGAGTTGATGGTTAAGTATCAAGACAAAGAAAAAATTATAATGTTAAATAACAAATATGTTCCAGTAAAACCTACTGAATGGAAAAATAGATTTAATGTATC